ACAGGCGACATACTGCAATTTGCCATTTTTAAGCACAAAAAAACCGCAACTTTCGTGCGGATAACTTTGTTTGGCGTGTGCTATTGCATCATCAATATGTTTCATTTTAAATCCTCATATATGCCGCACTAGGGAAACCACCAAAAGGCAATTCAGAGTGCTCACCAAAATGTGCTTTACAGTCAGCAAGTGTTTTAGCGCAAGTTGCTTTATCACCTGTATATCCGCAAAACTGCCCCTTATATTTATGAGTGCAATATTGAGCCACAATCTGCCTACGGGGTAATTTCACCCCCTCTAAATCAGTAGCGGGTAATAACTCGAAACTAACCGTTAAATGGTCTTCCGATGTTTTTTGCGATATATAAAATATATCATCGGGTAAATGTGCGTTTGGGTCGGCAGTCAAATTTCCATTTTCAAAATTTACCGCATCAAGATAGATTATTTTCGTTCGTTTGCGAGTAAGTCGAGCGCCCTCAATGCCTTTTAATTTTGCCAAGACTAATGTAATCGCCCCACCTAAATTGGAAAATGTAATCCTTGGTCTAACAGGATTTAACCCATCAACTGCAAATCCCTCAGCTTTGACTGGATAAGGTGTATATTCCAGCCCTTGCCACACAATAGCTTGACCTAATGGACTTAATCCATCGTGGAAACGATAAACAATATCGCCAAATTTAGTGAGATCGAGTTCAAATAATTCTATCCAACCATGAGAGGCGTATTGTTGCAGTTGTCCGTAAATACTCATATTTACTCCAATAAAAAACCGCACTTTCTAAAAGATTGTGCGGTTATAAGTTCACGAAAAGATCTAACTGTTTAATTTGTAAAAGCTCACGCTCAAGGTCTTGCTTTTCTGATTTGCATTGCTGCAATAATTTTCCCCGTTCACCAGCTCGTTGCGTATATTCAGCTTTCGCTGATGATAGAAATACTTTGAGCGCCGTTTCCTGCCTGACTGTCGGTTAAACCGATAGTCGCCTTTGAAAGTTGGGTTTGATTAGACATAGAATGTCTCCTTTGGTTTGTTTTCGATATTAAGATTTACCCAGTTAAGGGTGCCGGGTGGTTCGAAAGCCGACCAAAAGAAACGGCTGGGATTATTCCCCTTTCGGGTGTTGTATTCTCCGCCCGCCCGACATAGATGAAATTGGATTTATGCGTGTTAAGTCTTAATGGCAATAAAACTAAACGAGATCACAAATTTTGCGCATAAAAAAACCGCTATGCTATCGGGTGCGGACTTCCGCTTTTGGTTTAAGGTTTCGACACCTTGAGAAAGAGTGTATTAATTTATTTGTATACTGTCAATAACAAAAAAGCTCTCGATTACGAGAGCTTAATGTGCCGATATTTAATCACCTCGACAAGTGATTGCCATTCAAACAACCTGCTAAATAGAAAGGCTTTTGAGACCTTGAAAAACATACTAATAAAAAAGCCCCTTGGGTGTCAAGGGGTATTATCTATAATCCGGCTGCTTTAACTAATTCTTTCAATCCATTAATTTCATTTTGGGTGAAAGAATACTCGTTATTACAAATCTTGATGTCAATCTGGTTTGCGTTTGCCAGTTGTTTAAGTTGGGCATTCGTAGGACGATAAATATTTAACTGTAAATAGAAGTCACGCGTCGCTGTTAACCCAGAATTATACGGTTTTAAATTAAATTTTTTACCATCAACTAACCAGTGGGTTTCGTCGCATTTTACAGGAGATCGTCCTTTTTTAGTAATAAGTAACTCGTTATATTGTTTCTTATTCTTTATAACAGAGAATTTCTCAGGGACTATAGTTTGGGTATATTGACTACTTACAATTCCAGATACCTGCCACTTTATTTCACGTTCACCAGTGAATTTATCTGTCTCATCCGTAATTTCACCCTTTAAGGCTAATTCGTCTTGCTTTGCCCATTTTTCACTTAGACTTTCTTTCTTTTGTTGTGGTACGGCGCACCCAGATAAAAACGCAACCATAACGCCAATCAATAATAATTTTTTCATTTTAGGTTCCTCTCGGTTTAATTGATTTACCAATTCTACGAAACACAAAACATTTATTTAAGTTTTTAATCAAAGTTTTTTCTAATTTTGTGACCTACATCTCAAAACTTTATTAATTTAACCGCACTTTAAGCGTCATAACGTGCGGTTCGAAGGCTGCCAAAAGTCAGCTGGACATATTCCAAAAATAAAAGCCAGAAATAAAAATGTGTATGCAAATTGGTGCGCTTTCTTAGACTTATCAATTACTTCTAACATTTCATAGAATAAAGCTAATCCCAAAGCACGCTGCGCCAATGGCAAAACCAACCGCTGCAATAATTGCTGCACTTGCTAGCATTTTCCCTGCAATGCCTGCATCTTTTTCACTCATTTTTCCACCTACCTTAACTTGATGTTTTGGTGTATACTTAATCAAAATTGCTCCTTAGTTGGTTAAACTTGGAATAAGGGGTAAATAAAAACCCCGAACATTGCGAGTGTTCGGGGTTTGTTTTTTTATCTAAAAACTACACCACTTCTTCAAAGGCGCAGCTGATTTCCGTGTGTCTTTTAGTGACGGTTTTTGACCATTTCGGGCAAACGACTTTGATTAAATCGCCATTTTCGTATTCACGAAAGAAAAATGCCGTGACGCCACCATGCGATGTTAAAAAGCGGTCAAATTCGACCGCACTTTTGTGATTGAGCTTGTATGTCAGGTTAAATTTGCGAAGCAGCGGATTTAGTCCGTCCACCATCCGCTGTTGATAACCATCGCCAAAATTAAGCACTTTTCGTCTAGGTTCTTCCTCTACAGTGTATTTAGGCTGAGGGCACCAAGATAATGTTTTTAATGCCATGTTTACTCCTAAGATAACAATCCGCCAGGGCGCATATTCTTCTGCAACATTGTTCCCGCTTCTGCTTGCGCAATTTGTCGCACTAATTCCACGGTGATTTCAAGCTGTCCATTTCTTGATTGTTGGCTTACCGTTGCATCCATCGGTTCACCGTTATTTATCACCTTAACCGCTATATTCCCTGATGATTTAGGTTGATAAGCCATAGTGGGCAATCTTGGTACACCGACTCCACCACCATTAGCAAAACCACGACGAACAGAACCGTAATTAAGATGATCTAAAAAGCCACGGCCCAAACGAGCAGTGGCTTCTTTTGTTATGACGTATTCGCCCTTATGTACAATACCAGCAGGCGTGTATTTTCCACCTATACCAGTAAATCCCCCTTCATCAAATCCAACAAGCCCACCAGTATATTTTAATTCAGGGACTAAACCGCCTCCAGAGAACCCCATGAATTTACCAAAAGATGTTCCTCCAAATGCCGCCTTGAGTGATGCAAAAATAATCATTTTTGTCGTCATTTGAACAATATCTTTGATGATTGATTTTGCTAAGGAGTTAAAGTCAGTTTTACCCGTCATGATAAAGTCAGTTAAAGCATCAGACATACCATTAAATGCGTTCACGGTAATGTTGCTTATGTTTCCTGCAACATCAGAAACCTGATCTTCAATTGTTTTCATTCCTTGCTGAAAACCAAGAATTGCACTACCACGAGATTCTTCCGTTTGTTGCTGAATAATCCTACGACGCTCTTTAAGTTTGGCAATTTCTTCATCTAGTTTGGCTATATTCTTCTGCGACATCCCGTTTTTTAATCTTGCCGCTTCTAAATCAAGCTGGTGATTGTACTGCATTAACTCTTGTTCTTGTCGAGTTTTCCCAAGTAGAGTTAATTCAAACTCCATTGCTCGTAGTTTTTCAGAATTATCAGAAGTAAATTGATTAATCGCGACTACTTGCTGTGCTGCATCAATCTGAGCTGCCAAATCCTTGAGTTTTGCTAATCCATCAGCACCAAAATGTGCATATTTTTCAGCGTTGACAGCGATATCTTGTGTAAGTTTGTTTACCTCTTGATATTGGCTTGGTTGACCGAATAATGCTATATCTTGCGCATTTGCCCGCAGTTCAGACAGGCGTTTTTCCATTTCGCTAACTTGATCTGTGTATTGTTTTATATAGTCAGTTTTAGATCCTTTTGACTCCTTTAGACCTGTCTCTATTTTATTTATTTCGTTTTCTTTGGCGAAATCTTGTTCTAGTTGAGCTTTACCATCTAAAATCTTTTTCAAAGTCTCAACAGATAAACCAACTGCTTTATCTGCCGCATTAGCTGCGGTAATTGTTCCTGTCGCAATGCCGATCAATACTTCATTATATTCAGCACCCTCTTTCCCAAGCAATTCATAAAGACCTGCTAAAACATATGCAGATTTTGCTTGCCCTTGTTGTTTTAACTTCGCAACCTCTAATTTTTGAGCAAGCGTTGTTGATTTACCATTTAACTTATCAATTGCATCTTTTAAATCTAAAGTTTTATCTGTGGCGTTCTTTGCACCGTTTGCCGCGTCAGAGAAACTTTTTGGTAAAGTTGCGATAATATTATTCGCAGTTACTGCATCAACACCAAGTAATTTGAATTTTTGTCGGACATCATCAAGACTTTTACCTGAACGCAACATGTTTTCAGCTAGAGGAGCAAGCATTTTTACGAGGGCTTTTTCTGCTAAACTTGCATTTTCTTCGATAGACTTGATTTCGTTTTGTAGGTGCTCCAACTCTTTATCACTAATACTATTAACGACTGTGAAACCATCAAAATCGCCATTAATGTTTTTTGATTTTGCACTAGCTTTAGCTTTTTCGATTTCCTTGTAATATTTCTCAATATCTTCGAGTTGCTTTTCTACTTTTAAGGATAATGTAGCTTCACTTAATTCATTGTAACTTTCTGCTAATCCTTGGTTTGCAGTTGTAGTATCAAGTGCCCATTGTCGAGCTTCTGCCGCTCGTGAACTGAAGAAAATTAATGATGTAGCAGCTATCCCAATTACACCAGCAGGCCCACCAAGTAGAGCCATTACACGTTGCAAACCTTTTGCCGCCATCGTTGCAAGATTAGTTGCTGTAGCAAGGTTTCGTTTTGCAGTGGCTTCAGCTTGTGCAAGTGCAATAATTTGAGCAGACTGCACTTTCATTCTTTCACGCAATGCAAATCTGGTTTGTTCAGATTGTGCAAGTTTAAATTGTGCGTTTAAGCTTGCCATTTCAACCTGAGCCGCTGTACGCATTGCAGTAGCTTTTGTTGCTATGGCTTTTGCCTCTGCAATATGCGCTAGAGCATTTTTTGCACTAGCATAACCCGTTTTTAATAGTTCCAAGCCGTATTTGCTAAGATGACCGATAGCAAGTGCAGCTGTCAGCGATCCAAGACCTATAATTAATTCTTGGAGATGATCGCTAACAAAATCTACCCCAGTAGCTAGTTTTTGCGTAACACCTAACGCACTATTTGCTTCACCTGAAAACTTAGTTATCGATGTCTCTAAATTTGTAAAAGACATTGAAAGCGTTTTCACGCGTTTATTAAAGTCATTATCAACCGTATCTCGTGCTTTTACTAAAGCTTGGATAACGGTGTGAATATCTAATTTCCCTGCTTTAGCTAAGTTTTTCAGCTCGCCAGTTGTTGTGCCAAGCCCTTTAGCTATTGCGTCAGCAAGACCTGGAGTCTGCTCAATCACAGAATTAAGCTCATCACCGCGTAATTCTGCACTTCCTAATGCTTGCCCAAATTGCATTAATGCTGCTTCAGCTGCACCTGCACTAGCACCTGAAATTGCAACAGATTTTGCAACAGTCTCCGTTAATTCGGAGACTTGCAATTGAGATAAATTCAATCTATCTGCATTTTGTGCAAAGCGTTGATAGATTTGTGCAGTAGCGCCCACAGCTTGATTGGTTTTCAAAGAAATATCAAACACCGATTCTGTCGCAGCCACCATAGCTGTTTGGCTATTTGTTACTAAGCGAATACGGTTTTGCAATTCAGTATAACTAT